TTTGATTACGAAAAAAGACCAATTTTTCGTATGGTCAAACTGTGGTAAACCCGCAATGTAAGGTGGTTACCCGTGAAACACGGTGTTGAGGAGAGCAAATGAGCCAGCTTGGTCGAATTTCTGGTCCGCTCTTGAAGGCCAATCTTGTCAGAGACGGGGTTGATCTAGCCTTCGAGACTGACCTTTTATATCTAGATGTTGTGAATTCTCGAGTAGGAATACGCAATAGCTCTCCAACGGTAGATCTAGATATCACCGGAACTACTAGAACCACAGACCTTCAAGTTACTAATCAGTTAGATGTAGGAAATATAACTGTATTAGGCAGCACCATTAGTAGCAGCCAACCTACAATAACTTTAACACCGTTTGGATCTAGTGCGGTGGTTTACCAAGCAAAATTAGTAGTCGATGATATACAGATCACCGGCAATACTATTTCAACAGAAGTTTCAAACTCTCCTTTAGAATTACAGGCCAATGGTACAGGCACTGTTGATATTTTGTCAAATACAAATATCACAGGAAACCTTAGTGTGTCCGGTAATGTCAGCGCCGTGGGAAATGTGACTATAGGAGGAAACATAGTCATCGGCGATTCTATAACAGATACCATTACTATAAATGCAGGAATACAGAGCGATCTAATTCCCGATACAGATAACACGTACGATCTTGGTTCTTCATCGAACCGTTGGAGAAATGTCTACGTTAATAATTTGTATACAAATAATCTAAACATTACTATGCTTGATGTAGGTAATTTAATGTTTAGGGACAATGAAATTTTTAGCACTACCAATCAAGACATATATCTAGATGGTAACGGAACCGGTGGCGTTAGATTAGCTAATTTTAGATTTTCGGATAACAGTATCACCAATGTTGTTAGTGGCGCGGTTAGTAATTTTATACATAGCGGAACAGGTTATTTTAAAATTGGAGGAACAAATGCATTTGTTCCTCCAGTAGGTACAGACGTTCAAAGACCTACAGCATATGCAGTTGTAGGGATGATGAGATATAATACAGATATTAAAGCTATAGAAGTTTGGGACGGTTCAGACTGGGCATCACCTGCAGGTGCTTCGGGCGCTGTTAACGAAATTACAGCTAACGAAATTGCAGCTATATATGCCATAACTTTAGGATAGATAAGATGCCCACAGTATTTAGACAAGCAACAGCAACAAGTTTAGGAACGACTCCTGTAGATATTATTCAAATCCCCACAGGTATTAGAGCTACTGTGATAGGTTGTAATTTAGCCAATACTACAGAGTATGATACGATTATCGTAGATGTAAAAGTAATAGACGGAAGTTCGTCTGAAGTTACTTATGTTCGTTCATTACCGATACCTCCTAATACTAGCGTTAAGCTAATAACCAACGGTGAAAAATTAATATTGCCCGAAACAACTGGTCTAAGAATTGTTAGTGATACAGAAGCTAGTGTGGATGCAGTTATAAGTTATGTTGAAATATCATAGGAAAAACAATGGCTACATCAAATTACTACTTTGGAAGAACACCGGAAGATACATTAGGTCAAAGTCCTAGATACTGGTATGCATTAAGAAGAAACGAAGACGGCGAATTATTTTTAGTACGAAGCGATCAGATATTAGATCGAGATGCATACGAACTTAATATACCAGGGCCACCGGAAGAGGATTTTGATAGTTTTGTAGTGGGTACAGACTATCTAGATGGTATCGATGTGAATCATGAGAAAGTAAAAGAAAATCAATTTTATCCACAGTATAGATGGGATGAAAGATCTTTATTTTATTACATAGACGAAGAAGGAATGTTTGTTCAACGAATTAATAAAGGTTATTCCTACCCAGACGGAATTTCATCATAATTAGGAAATTGAGATGGCAGAATTTAAAATAACAAGATTTAGATATACCTGGAGAGGAGAATGGAGAGGAGACTCTGGAACCTACTTTAAAGACGATGTGGTTCTATACCAAGGTAAATCTTGGGTGTGCCTCAGGCAACATACCGCTTCAATTTTCGCAGACGACCAAAATTTCTTTAATCCCGGAGATACGTTTCCATCGCCGGCATGGAGCCAAATGACAGATGGATACAAATTTATCGGATCATGGATGCCAGACGAATATTACGACACAGGAGTATTAGTTGTCTCAGGCGGTAATGTCTATCTATGCATAAGCAGTCATCGATCAACTAACAATTTTATTGACAATTTACTTGATTGGGAATTATTTGCTTCGGGATCAAAATTTAGAAAAAACTGGGAACCTAACAGAAAATATAATTTCGGTGACGTTATAAAGTATAACGGATATACTTACCGATGTATCCTAGAACACGACTCTGAAGATGTAAGTTCCGGAATAATAGTAGGAAATGCCGATAGTACTGATGATAGTGTAGGTGAAACTTGGAATGTTTTGGTTGAAAACTATCATTATGTGGGAAATTATCAATCTAATCAAAGATATAGGTTAAATGACATAGTTAAGTATGGCGGTTCTCTTTTAAAATGTATCGAAGAACACACATCCAGTGCTGTTGCTGGCGAAATAGATAATTTAAAATTTGAAAATTATTTGAGTGGTTTTCAAGTTTACCCTACCTGGTCTAATGCTGTTTATTATGCCGTAGGAGATATCGTCAACAATAATGGAATTAGTTACATTGCGATTGAAAATAATTTCAATAATGCCCCTGGCAGAAGTATAAGTTTTCCTGATGGCAATTATAGATGGGAAATATTAGCGAATAGTACAAAATTTGTTGGAGTTTTAAATTTTGGCAATTCGTATAAACAAGGACAGTTAGTATTAAGAGGTGGGTCTCTATGGAAAGCCTTAGTTGATCAATTAGCCGGTGATGATAGTACTCTAGAAATCTTAGATGATACAAATTGGGAATTGGTAATTCCTAGTTTTAATTATAGAGGTTCGTGGAATTTAAATCAAGATTATAATCTATATGATGTTGTATATTATAGAGGTAATACCTGGTTTGCTAACTTTGTTCATTCTTCTGCAGAAAATAACTTTCCCGGGGACAACGGTGAAGGTATAGAGTTTTGGACGTTATTAATACAAGGAGATCCTAGAGCAGGGTTAACCAATGTAGGCGATCTGTTAACATATAATCTAAGCAGAGAAGAAGTCGGGGATACCAGCACTTTTAATAATGTCCGTGTTCCGATAGGTGATACTGACCAACTACTATATGTTGAAAATAATCAAGGTGATTTATCATACAAGACTTGGGGTAGCACTCAAAGAATTTTTTATGTAAGAACTAACGGCGTCGATGACAACACAGACCCAAACAGGGGAATAAATTATTTCAAACCATTTAAAACTGTTAGATACGCATTAGAGCAGGCAGACGACGGTTTTGAAGGTCATACGACGGTATTTGTATCAAGCGGGGAATATCAAGAAGTACTTCCATTGATAGTTCCTAAACGAACTGCGGTAGTAGGAGAAGAACTTCGTTCTACGACAATTAGGGCGAATGAACCAATAGCTGCACTTGCTAACGATGTCGATTATACTCTGTTAGGATTAACAAGATTAACTTTAATTTTAGACGATATTGTACTGAGCCAGCCAATAACTCCAACTATCGGAAATGATCTCGAACAGGATTTTGGTGCAGTTCCTTCAGTAGGCGAAGCAAACAGGGTACTATCTTTAGTAGCTGCTTCTATTGATGTCATAGAATTCAAAGTCAAAGGACAAGGAGTAATGCCTTCGGTTACAGGATCTAATACTGCTTCTACAAATTCGGATACTCTAGCAGCTATATCTGCTCTTGAAGATAACAGAGAATTTATAAAAGAAGAAGTAATCGCATATGTAAGATTAGAAGAACCTGAATACGATTTTGATACAACCCTATGTAAACGAGATCTAGATAGATTTATCGATGCATGGAAATATGATTTGTTATATGGCGGTAATTATAAATCTGTTCTAGCAGGTAGGTATTATTCTAATGGAGTGATCGGATCTGCTTTAGAGGACATGTTTTATGTTAGAGATGCAACAGGAATTAGAAATTGTACATTGAAGGGATTAAATGGTGCTCTTCCTGCTGCACAGCCAGGAGAAGATTATCAAATTCCGACTGGCGGAAACTTTGTAAGTTTAGATCCAGGTTGGGGCCCTGACGACGAAAGAGTTTGGATCACAACAAGAAGCTGTTATGTTCAAAACGTGACGACTTTTGGCGCCGGTGCAGTAGGTCAAAAAATTGATGGACTGTTACACAACGGCGGAAATAAATCGATTGTAAGTAACGATTTCACTCAGGTGATATCTGACGGTATCGGCGCATGGGTGCAGAACGGAGGTCGAGCAGAGCTTGTTTCAGTATTTACATACTATGCTCATATAGGAATGTTTGCCAAAGACGGAGGAATTATTCGAGCTACTAACGGCAACAGTTCCTACGGAGATTTTGGAGCAGTAGCAGACGGCATTGATCCAGACGAAGTAGTTAGGTATGCAAAAGTCAATACAAGAACCGAACAAGCACAAGTAGCAGCAGCTTTCGCCGGAGAGGTGAATGACTATATTCTTGCATTAGAATTTTCAAATGCTGGACAAGAATACACAACAGCAACTTATACAATAACTAGTTCCGGATTAGGAGCAGTTGCTCTTCAAGAAGAGTTTAGAGACAATGCGTTGTTTGAGGCGCAAGTTTATATAGACGGTGACGGATACATAATCGCAGGAAATCAAGCCCAGGGAGGTGGTGGTACGTCGATTACACTAGCTACATCAGAGACCGTTGAAGAAGCCGATATTTTAGGTATGAGATTAATTTTAGTCAGCGGCGAAGGTACCGGACAGTATGGTTATATTACGGCATATAATCCTAGCACTAAAGTTTGTAATGTGGCCAGAGAAAGCGACAATCAGGCCGGGTGGGACAACATATTACCCGGCACTCCTAATGCACCAATATTAACTACTGGTACTAGATACAGAATAGAACCAAGAGTAACTTTTAGTGATCCTGGTTTTACCGCAGCCGAAATAACTTTAGACATAGCAAATTCGTATTCTGCTGCGATTTACGGAGAAACTTCTCAGACATTCACAAATGTAAGCGGGACTCCGGGGACTGGAAACACTGTTGAAGTAATTCCGTCAGCGGCCATATTTACAGTAATAAAAACCGGAAGATCTTATACCGTTACAATGACCTCTGGAGGTGCAGGATATGCTCCAGGAGATACTATTATTATTGATGGCGGTAATCTTGGAGGTTTGAGTATAGAACATGATATAACGATATCAGTTTTAACAACGACGGACGACAGTACTAATTCTATTATCGCATTTGAAGTTGAAGGAACACCGATAGCAGATAGCGGAAAATTTATATTAGGGCCATCTACCGGACATTTTGGCAGATATTCATCTGATGGTCAATCTTGGTCTCCTTTTGATTTCCCTGCAGACGGCAATTGGAAATGTTTAGCCTCTGGCAACAATAGATTTGTAGCGATTGCCTACGGTAGTGCAAATGCTGCCAGCAGCACTAACGGAATAAATTGGACACAAAGAAATATAGCCAATAGAAATTGGAATGGAGTGGCTCATGGAAATGGCGTTTTCCTAGCAGTCGCTGGTAACCTCAATGCCGGTTCTTATAGTTTGGACGGTGAGACATGGACTTCCATCACTTTACCAACCGCAGGCGATTCAACATTGAACGAATGGGTAGATGTTGCTTACGGTCAGGGTAAATTTATAGTACTTGCCAACAGTAATAATATTGTTGCAGAAGGAACCTATGATCAAGATGCTGATACCTGGTCATGGACCTGGCACGTCATGGATGTCGTAGCAGATTCTAGTTCGAAAGATTGGGTCAGCATTGCTTACGGTAATCGAAGATGGGTAGCTATTAGTTCTACCGGCGACATTGCTTATAGTTTTGACGGTGCATTTTGGCTACCGGCCACGATGCCTAGCCAAGACGGATCAACAGCACATAACTGGAAACAAGTTAAATATGGTCAAGGCGTATTCTTTGCTGTAGGAGACACTGGTAGTAGGACTGTGGGCGACGACGTTACTACTGGACCTACAAATTATGCAGCAACATCCTATGATGGAGTCGTATGGACCGAGCGAACATTGGCAAATTCATTAGAATGGGGTGCTGTAGCATTTGGTAACCCAGATATAACCCTAGGTGACAGTACTGTTTCTAATAACAGACCTACTTGGATCGTAGCGCCATCTAATAATAGTGTATATATTAATAGAATATACACAGGAGCTAGGGCACTTGGTCGAGCGATGGTCGAAGGTGGAGGAATCGGATCTATAAGAATATGGGAACCAGGATCGGGATATCTTTCTGATCCGGTGATAACATTAACCGATCCTAATAACACAGTTGAAGCTACATTTATTATGAGATTAGCTGATGGTGTTTTAGCACAGCCTACTTTTATACAAAAAGGTCAGGCCTACAAAACCAGCACTACAATTATAACGGTCAGCGGCGACGGATTCGCTGATATAATTCCTATAGGTAGATTTTTAACTTTAGATAATTTAGAGATAATGCCCGGACCCGGAGCGCAGTTTTATATCGGAGGATCCACTGGGTATTTTACCGCAGTAGTGGTTGATATAGAAACCGACACTGACGGTAATGGAAAATTAATTTCGACTTTCCAAGTAAGTCCTAGATTATCGATCGATGATTATCTAGAACACGACATGGAAGTAGTTATTAGAGAACGCTATAGCCAGGTAAGAATTACTGGACACGATTTCTTAGATGTAGGTGTTGGCGGTTTTGAAGATACAAACTATCCCGAACTTTACAGAGATTATAATTTTACAAGAGATCCACTAAAAGAAGTCCAGATATTTAACGGAGGAAGGGTTTTCTATACCAGTACTGACCAAGATGGTAACTTCCGAGCCGGAGATCTTTTTGCGGTAGAGCAGGCAACGGGTATTATTACAATTAGTGCAGATTTCTTTGATCTTGAAGGTTTAACAGAATTAAGATTGGGCGGAGTTCAAGTAGGTTCTACAGCAATTATTAGAGAATTTTCTAAGGATCCATTATTTTTACAAAATTCCAATAATGTTATTCCTACGCAAAGAGCAATAATTGCCTATCTACAAAGTAGATTAAACATCGGTGGCGAAGATTTGTTAACACCGAGCATTATAGCTGGAACAGTAAAAGTTGGACCAAACCTTATAGATTCGACAGCGGGACTAGGGATAATTTTTCCAAGGGTGACTGATTTTTCAGGTCCTGATGCAGGATTGAGCGGTTCGTGGCTATCACATGTTATGTTTTACAGAGGCTTTAGACGAGAGCTGTAACCAAGAGTAGGTTTTTTGATAAATAATACTAATCGGAGTTTAAGATGGCAGAATTTAAATTAGGTAGAATAAGATTTGTATGGAAAGGGGCCTGGATCTCAGGAACTACATATTATAAAGACGACGTAGTGCGATTCGGCGGGAAAACCTATCTCTGTCAAATAGGTCATACTGCCAATATAGATTTCAACACTGATCTTGACATATCTCCCACTAAGTGGAATTTAATGAGCGACGGTCAAAGATGGACGGGAAACTGGACTATCAGTACCAAATACGAAGAAGGAGATTTGGTAAAATACGGCGGTTCTATTTACATATGTATAAATGGCCATACTTCCTCTGCAACAGAAAGTTTAGGACTTGAAGCTGATTCAAATAAATGGGAAACTTTTTCAGAAGGCTTCGATTGGAAAGGTGATTGGACAGTATCTACAAGATATAAATTCAACGATATAGTTCGATACGGTGGTATCAATTATATTTGTATAACCAACCACACATCTGCCGCTACCATTTCTGCCGGCCTAGAAATAAATTCTTCCAACTGGGCAGTATTCACACAAGGACAAGAATTCGTAGGCAACTGGACTACAGGTACCAGGTATAAAATAAATGATGTTGTAAAATATGGTGCTGGGCTATGGATATGTGTCACTCCCCACACAGCAGCAGTTAGTTTTTTCACAGATGAGTTAAATTGGAATCAATTTGTAGAAGGTTTAGAATTTGAATCTATCTGGAATAGTGCAACAATGTATCAGCCTGGTGATATTGTTGTTTATGGAGGAAACCAGTACGTAGCAAAAACATTACACCAAAATTCAAACCCGTTAACCGAAACAGCAGATTGGGATCTTTTTGGAGAAAATTTAAAATATCAATCAAACTGGACTAATACTTCTTCTTACAAAATAGGCGAAGTTGTTAAATTAAACGGAAATACATATCTAGCAACTACAGATAGTCCAAGTACTCAATATACAGTTTCGGCAACAGACGCCATAACCTATAGATTTACCACTCTAGACACTGCGGGTATGGTAGCTGGAATGTCTGTGAGATTTACCGGTTCAACCTTTGGTAGTATATTAACTGGTGGTAGGTATTATGTTAAGACCGTAGTAAACTCAACCGAGTTCACTATAAGTGAATTATCGGGAGGATCTACATTCATACCTTCAACAGGTACCGGTCTAATGATTGCCACAGTGTCTGCAGAACCACCAAATACCAATTATTGGTCGCAGCTAACTAATGGTTTCTTTTGGAGGGACGAATGGTCCGACGATACCGAATACAACTTAGGTGATACCGTTAGATACGGAAGTAATGCCTATGTTTGTATCCTGGCACATAGATCAGAAGGAGACGACGGATCTACAATCGGTGTTCAAGGTGGCGGTGCTGCTAATAGCCGACCAGATTTAGATACTTCGGGTACTTATTGGAATGTAATAAATGTAGGTAGCGAGCTAGCAGTTCTAACTACTGTAGGCGATATGGTGTATTTTGGAGGCGCCGGCCCTACTAGATTACCAATCGGAACAGAAGGACAAATATTAAGAGTAAGTTCCGATAATATACCAGAATGGGTAACTTGGGGATCGACTGATCACGTATATTATGTATCTACTCAAGGAGAAGATAGACCATATCCAGATTGCGGAATTAGTCTAGACAAGCCATGGAAAACGATTCGATACGCTTGTGAACAAGTAAACAAAGGACCGAGAAATCCAAATGCACAGCATCTGTTAGAATTAAACAGAGCTTTCATACAAAAAGAAATTACGGCTTGGATTAGAGCTCAAATCAAAGAATATACTGTGACAAATCCAGATCCGTCAAGTATATGGTACGATTTTGATTATAACGATTACAAATGCGAGCGCGATGTAGGATTTATCGTCGATAGACTAATTTGGGATTTAGGCCACGGAGGTAATCTTAAAATTCGTGCAGCGGCTCAAAGTTTTGTAGGAGCGTTAGGTGAAGATGGAGAGTTTTCAGCAGTATCTGAAAATCAAACTTATACAACTCTTTCTAACGAATACGAACAAGGAGTAGCAGCATACACATATATGTTAGATGTGGTGCAAGCTGTGTTGAATAATCAATCGCCTACAACAATATATCAAAATGTAACCGATGATTCTACAGCTATAGTATCGCAATATATAAATGCTGATTATACAGCAGAACCTAATGCCTATACAACAGTAGAAAGTTTAGTTACTATAGTGCTTAATGCATTAGAAGATCAAGATAGTTCTAGAATACCGGAAAGAATCGTACCAAATAATACAATTAATATCAGAACCGGTCGATATAGAGAAACGTTGCCTATAATCGTGCCAGCCGAAACTGCACTGGTTGGTGACGAAGTTCGTTCGGTCAATGCCGGACCTGCTGGTAGTTTAATTAGTAGGGATGATGCAAAATACAGCATTGGTGCATTGGGAAGACTGTCTGCAATAATATCAGATATAGTAACAGGTGCAAATGTTACTGAAAGCACAGGCAATATTGAAACCCAAGATATTAATGTACCTTTCTCAGAAGCAGCCGAGGGAGAGAATCTACAACAGTTAACAAGAACGATTCAGCATCAAATCGATTTTAGATTAGGAACCCTTCATTTAGAAAATTCCGCAGACCCAACAGGTTTCGGAACAACTATCAATGCTGGATCCTTTGTAACAGGTGCAGAATATGTTATTACTAGCCTAGGAACTACGGATTGGAATACTGCTGCTGGTACAGTAGGTGTTACATATGCAGTAGGTAACTCATTTGTTGCTGCCGCGGTCGGTACAGGAACAGGAACAGCCACTATAGGTTTTGAAGATGCTAGAAAATTATTAAAAGAGAACAAGGAATTTTTAAAAGCAGAAATAATCGCCTACATAGCAGAAAATCATCCAGAAGTCAAGTACAGTAAAACAGCATGCAAAAGGGATGTGGGTTATATAGTCGATGCGATGGTTTATGATCTAACCTATGGAGGATCTTTTGCTACGCTGGTTGCTGGTCTAGCATATTTTGACGGGAACGCAACCACAACATTAATGATAGACAGCAGTGAAATTGCTGCCACTGTTGATGCATACGGCAGACTAAAATCAGTAATACAACAAATAATTGCTAATACAACGGTTACAAAATCTACAGGAAATACTGCGACACAGTGGACTGATACGACCAATCTAACTACAGGAAGTTTGGCGAATCAAAAAGTCGGAAATTTAGTCGATATTATTATAGATATTTTACAAGGAGACAGCACACGAAGCTTGACTCCTCAAATTAATGTCACAACTATCGCAACAAATGATACACTAACATCTGCGGGACACGGTATGTTCACAGGTGATGCAGTAATCCCTAGGATCACAACTAACGGATTAGTCAAAGGAAGAAAATATTGGGTAGTGGCCACTACTACCGATACTTTCCAAATTTCTGATACATTCGGAGGAACTGCATTATCGAGTTTAACAAACGGCACTGGATTAGATATCGACCTCGAGGTTATCAACTATCCTAATGGAGCCGATAGTGTAACATCTACTACAGCGTTAATAACAGCAGCAGAAACTTTAGATGCAGCCCAGGAAACAATAGTACAAAATGTTATCGATGATTTAAACGCAGTAGCATGGCATACAGACTTTGTGGTATCAGATAACAACATCACCAATGATGATTTTGAAATATATGTAGGTAAAGGGCCGTTAGCGCACACATATGTCTCGGGTGGCACTGTAACTAGGGCAGATGGAACTGTGTTGTCTGTTTCGAATTTTGTTTACAACGAATCTACTGGTATTGCCACAGTAACAACCACTACTAACCACGGGTTAGAAGCCGGTGATATTGTTGATATAGAAAATATTACAGTCTCATGTTTGTCCACAGGAGGTCCTGTCAATTTTATATATCCTAACGAATCAAGTACACAAGGCGACGTTACAAAAATATTCTATATACAACATAAATGTATTAGAGATGTGCGAATAATACTAGAATCGGTAATGTTTGATTTTATGTTTGACAGCAATTTCCAAACAATAAAATCTGCATATTCGTACTTGAGATCTTCAGCAGCTGATGTATTTGTCGGCGGACAAAAACAAATAACTAGAGATGCTTTAACAAATGCTAAAACCGAAGCATTAGCTAATGTCGGTGGCGATACAACAGCTCAAGGACGTATTACATCATTAATGCAAACATTAGATGATATCATTTACGGAGCAACAAACGAAGGATCCATATGCCAAACTTCTAATAGTAATGCAGATTGGGCAAGATTACAAATAGAAAGAAACAGAAATTACATTGTTGCAGAAATAGATGCATGGATATCTAGTACATATACTGATACAGTGACTGCCTCGAGCGGCGGCAACGACACTTTCACCTGTTCAGATACTAGCTGGATGCAAAGAAATGCAGCGATACGTTTTGTCGGAACCACATTCGGAAACGTAGCTGAAAATACGACGTATTACATTCAAAATGTTGTAAGCTCTACAGAATTTAAAATTTCTTTGACTAGAGATAGTAATACAGCGTTTGATCTTAATTCAGACACAGGATCAATGACTGTACTTCTACATTACAATGAAGATTTGTGTTTAAGAGACGTTAATCGATATCTAGATGCTTTAAAATTCGATATCCAATATCCAGGTAATTACGAATCTAGGCTATCTGCAAGATATTATGCAAACGCGGTTATTGGATCTCTAGAAGAAGACATGTACTATCTAAGAAATGGTACGGGTGTGCGCAATCAAACCTTAGAAGGATTGACCGGAGACCTAACTGCTGAAAACGAATATGGTACACGTAGGGTTACAGCAGGCGCTTATTGCTCCCTAGATCCAGGCTGGGGTCCGGACGATTTCCGCGCATGGATCGTAGGACGTTCTCCGTATGTACAAAACGTTACTACATTTGGTTATGCAGCGATCGGTCAAAAGATCGATGGTGCATTACACAACGGAGGTAACGATTCTATCGTATCTAACGACTTCACACAAGTTATTTCGGACGGTATTGGTGCATGGGTTACAAATAACGGTAGAGCAGAACTTGTTTCTGTGTTTAGTTATTATGCACACATTGGATACTTGTCCGAAAACGGTGGACGGATCCGTGGCACAAACGGTAACAACTCCTACGGAGACTTTGGTTCCGTGGCAGAAGGTTTTGACATTAACGAAACACCGATCGTAGCAGTTGTTGATAATCATGCTTTCGATGCAAGTGTTGGTTCGGTATTAACCGATAATATAAACGAAATATATCAATTTGAGTTTGATAATGCTGGCCAAGAATACACTGAAGCTACTTGGACTGTTTCGGGAGGCGGTAGCGGAGCCGAGGTTGTACAAGACGAATTTAGAGACGGCGGCGTTTTCCAAGTACGACTATTAGACAATGTCGATGATAGTGCAGCCGCTCCTGAGGTAGACGGAAACCTCGGCGGATTCGGATACATATCTAACGCTAATACTGCACAAGCAGGAACTACAACACAACTTACATTGGCTGCGGTAGATGACGAAATTACCGGAGCTTATGTAGGAATGAAATTGTTAGTAACTGGCGGTACAGGAGCAGGCCAATATGGTATAATTGCTTCGTACAACGCAGGAACTAAAATCGCAACAGTTAATAAAGAAAGCACAGGATCGGCAGGCTGGGATCACATCATTCCAGGAACTGCTATAGTGGCTCCTGATGCTTCTTCAACCTACGTAGTAGAACCAAGAGCTTCATTTAATTCTCCTACATACAGTTCGACAGCAAGGACCTTGGCAACTGCACAAACATACAGTGATGCAATTTATGCACCTACTAGTGTAGTTTATACTTCAATCAGTGGAACTGCAAGTGCTTCTGGTACCGGTGCTTCATTTACTGTGGTAAGAAGAGGTACAAAATATACTTCAGTTAAAATTGTTAATCCCGGTTCTGCATATGCAAGATTAGAGACGATCACTTTGGCTGGAACTAGCTTAGGTGGAACTAGTACCGATAACGACGTAACTATTACCATTACAGCAATAGTAACAAGTACCGGTGAAATATTAGACTTCGAGTATGAAGGTATTGGAGCTGGAGGAAAATTTGTTGCAGTATCAAGTGGTTCTCAAAACACTAATACTTCGATTAACGGGACTACATGGTCAGCGAATGCCACAGCTCTTCCAGGTACATCAAATTGGAATAGTTTGGCTTCGGGAGATCTTACTGTAGTCGAAACCGCAGGATCCTTTGTTAACGGTAGAGGATACTTAATTACTTCTTTAGGTAATACTGTGTGGACATTCATAGGTTCGGCTGCTAATTTAGTAGGAACTTATTTTATCTACAACGGATATACAGGTGTCGGTTATACAGGAACCAGCGGAACAGCTACTCCGGTATCTACGCATTTAGTTGCAGTTTCATCAAGTACAACCGTAAATGCTTACTCTACCGACGGCGGTGTAACATGGACTGCTGGTGGAAGTTTAGGGGCAGGAATTTCAGGAACTGCTGTTTCTGTTGCGTACGGAAAGAACTATAATGGTAGTGGAGATCCTGGTACGTGGGTCGTGATCGGAACCGGTGGTGCCACAGCATATAGCGTCAACGGCGGTATAACATGGACTGCTGGCGGAAGTTTAGGAGCAGGTACATGGCAATCTGTCGCATACGGCCAAGGTAGATGGATAGCAATTGTCACTGGTGGAACAACTACCAAATATTCAGATGACGGTGGCGTAACATGGTCTGCAGGTGGCTCGTTGCCGACCAGCACAACTTGGGTAGATTTAACATACGGATCGAATAAATTTATTGCTGTATCCAGCGACGGTGCAGTAAGTCCGGCTTATTCAGTCGATGCGGGTGATAACTGGGATGATGCAGACGTTAGTGGATGGTTAAACGAAACTGTAACTAATGTAAGTTACGGCCAAGGCGTTTTTGTTGCCACTAATTCGACTTCTAATAATATGGTCAGTTCAGAAGACGGACTTCTATGGACTACCAGAGCTATTACTAGGGGCAGCGGAACAGGATTCAAGGTAGCTGTTAACGGCAATCCTAATCACACTTCTGTGTGGGCTTTAATACCAAGTGCTTCTACTACTGCGGCGTCTAGTGCGATTTGCGGAGCAACCGCTCGTGCTAGAATTTTTGTAGCAGATAATAAGATATTCGCCATAAGGATAGTAGAGCCAGGAAGTGCATATTCTGCGGCTCCAACACTGACAATTACAGATCCAAATAATCTATATGAAGCTCCAACTCAGGTACGTATAGGTAATGGACTATTAGCGAATCCAACTTTCGTTAATAGGGGTTCTGGATACGATTCGGCGATAGCAGAATTAGACATAGGCAACGGATACGCTGATAATTTCCAAACAGGTAAATTCTTAGCCGTTAAAAGATTGTCTGGCGAACCTTCACCAGGTGCTAATGTTGTGTTGAGCACACAACCAAATTTTGTATATAAATTAGTCAACCTGTTATCTTTAAGCGGTCAGTATGACGGAGCTAAATTAGCTTTCTTACAAATTAGTCCGGATATGACTCCTTTTGATAGCCCAGCTGATGGTACCAGCGTTACAACCAGAATTCGTTATAGCCAGGTTAGATTGACAGGCCACGATTTCTTGGACATTGGTACAGGAAACTTCGAAGAAACGAACTATCCGGGATTACCAACTCAGCTGCCTGTACAAGCAAACGAAACCGTTGATAATAACGGAGGTCGTGTATTCTACACTAGCACTGACCAAGATGGTAACTTTAGGGTTGGCGAATTGTTTACTATTGAACAATCTACCGGTGTAGCAACTTTAAATGCTGATGCATTTAATATTGCTGGTCTGTCAGAATTGTCTTTGGGAAATATTACTTTAGGTGGAAATTCAGCGACAGTAACTGAGTTTTCTACAGATCCATTCTTAACTGCTAACAGTGACAGTGTTGTCCCGACGCAAAGAGCAATAAAATCATATATTGCTGCACAAATCGGTGGCGGTGGTGCGAGTCTGAACGTAAATAGTATTGTTGCTGGTTTCATCCAGATCGCAGGAACAGAAATTACAACAACTACCGGCGGAACTATACAAATGGACGCAACATTTGAATTCAAGGCAGGCCTAAGGGGTTATCCAATAGCCTGGAATTACTTTTTAAATAATTAACGGAGAAAACAAAAATGGCAACAGGAAGATTAGGTACAGCCAACATAACTACTACAAGCAATACTACATTGTATACGGTTCCCGCAGATCATTTCGCGGTAGTTACGGTTAATGTGGTTAATAGATCAAGCTCAACAGCGGCGAGTATTAGAATTGCTGTAGCATCATCGGGCACACCGGGATTAGATGAATACATAGAGTATGATTCGTCTTTGGTAGCAAACGGTGTTCTAGAAAGAACTGGTATTGTACTAGATGCAAACAAATTAATTGTCGTACAGACACCAACATCAACACCTACCTTAAGTGTTGTAGTGTTTGGTATCGAAACATCAACAGCTTGAGGTATATAAATCATGGGAAGACGAACTAGTGGTGCAACTGTAGGTATAGAAAAAATTGGCTTGGTTCAAGCTGATGCTAATACGCTTACAACATCGCAGCCAAATCAAAATTTATTACTAGATCCTAACGGCACCGGAATTACACAGGTGCAAAGAGCCATGATGGTTATGGGGAATGGTTCTACAGGCGGAGAACTTAGATTAGGTGATGCCGACGGAACTCATTATACTGTTCTAAGAACGGCTGCTAGCACCACGACTAACAGAACACTTACATTTCCGGATTCGGCAGGATCATTAAACAATGTTCTAGCTACCGACGGCTCCGGAAATTTAAGTTGGGTAGCACAGACTACAGCTGGTGTAACAGTAGCAGATGCCGGTGCATCAGGAACTACGCATTACTTATATTTTGGAACCACAACATCGGGACAGGTTACATCTTTTAACTATCGTAGCAATGTAAGTTTTGTTCCTAGTACGGGAGAATTAACTGCCACAGCTCTTAATGCTGCTAATATGTACGGAAGCGCAGCATCATCGGGAACATTGACTCTGAGAGGCACTTCGAGCGGTACTAAGGCAACTGCTTCTATATTGATGACTGATAACGTTGCAGCATCTAGTACCAGCACAGGAACATTGGTAGTAACAGGCGGTGTTGGTGTTAGTGGAACATTACATGCAGGTAATTTAACTACAGGTGGCACATTATCAGCTGCTACAATTTCAGAAACTTCGAGTATTACCTTAAAAGAAAATTTAGTTCCTATAGAAGGAGCATTAGATAAAATTATAAATCTTACCGGTTATATATATGATCGTATCGATGGATCGGTAAAGAATGAAGCCGGTCTAATAGCTGAATATGTAGATACAGTAATTCCTAATATTGTTACTAAAGATTTAGAAGGTCATGCAACCGGAATTAACTATACAAGATTAACGGCATATTTGATAGAAGCCATAAAAACTTTAAAAGAAGACATCGAAATTTTAAAAGGTAAAAATTAATGGCAACTCTGCAAGCTAGCACATTTACTGACATAACATTACCTTCGGGAACTACGGCTCAGAGACCTGGTTCTCCGTCTAGAGGAATGTTACGATACAATACCAGCTATTCTTTATTAGAATATTATGACGGTACTAACTGGAGACCGGTAACCGGGTACAGTAACGGTAGTATAGGCTCCGGAGGTCAAAGTATCAGTGTGCTAGGTGGCGGAATAGTCCATCAATTCACAACTGTCGGAAGTCATACATTTACTCCTTCTCATACAGGATATGTTCAAGTGTTGGTGGTCGGCGGTGGTGGCGCGACAGGACGAAGTTGGGCCGGAGGTGGGGGCGGCGGTGGAATGGTTTTCAACCGAGCATATCCCGTGACAGCAGGCTCTGGAATATCACTGACAGTAGGAGCTGGAGCAGCTGGAAATACTGCCAGCAACGGAGGCAACAGTACATTTGGTCCGATCACAGCTTTTGGCGGAGGGTATCCAGGAACTTGGGATTCGACAGCGCCAGGAAACCCCGGAGGTTCGGGAGGTGGTGGCGGAAACACGTCAGCAGACGGCAGCAGATTTAGAGTATATGGCGGTTTAGGTGTAACTGGCCAAGGATTCCCAGGTGGTTCAGGTGTGAGATTCAACGACGACGGTGAAAATACACACAACGGTGGTGGCGGTGGCGGCGCTGGTGGTCCTGGTTTAGCCGCTCAAGATGAAAATCAACAAACGGCTTCTCACGGCGGACCAGGTGCAGCTTCGGATATTTTAGGCGAAATTTTATATTGGGGCGGAGGCGGCGGCAGTGGAGCGCATATTTGCGATGGCGGAGGAGGCGACGGGGGAGTTGGCGGTGGTGGCGGTGGTGCCGCCCACTATGTGCCAGGATTTCCTACAGTAGGAAATGGCCGAGGCGGAGGTCAATCATTAAACACCGGACAGCCAGCATCAAACAATGACAGTCATGCTAGGTATGGCGGGAACGGAGCAGCAAACACCGGAGGCGGTGGTGCTCACGGAGGATCATACCACGGTGGTGGTGGTAGCGGCATAGTTATTGTTAGATATTGAGGAAATATAATGGCTACATTACAAACTACAACTTTCAATGAACCAGGTTTTCTACGATTACCAGAAGGCAGTACCGCCCAAAGACCTAGTGCTACAGCTGGAATGATAAGAGTTAATAATGCTAATAATTTATTAGAGTTTTACGATTCGACCGGATGGAGGCCGATTACCGGCGTTAGCAAGGGATCTATAGGTACCGGCGGTAACGAAATACTATATGCAGGTTCTAATCTTGGCAGGGCAAATGGAGTGGTTCATTTATTTACTGCTGTTGGAAGTCATACATTCACACCTGCGCATTCGGGAACTGTAGAAGTATTGGTATTGGGTGGCGGTGGTGCTGGCGGAGCTCACTTAGGCGGTGGCGGTGGTGCTGGCGGATTTATATATAACAGAGCATTTCCGGTTACCGCTGGCTCGGGTGTGCCTATCACAGTAGGAGGCGGGGGTGCTCAACCACCTGCATACAGCTACTCTATGAATCCCGGAGGGAACAGTGTATTCGGACCTCTGACTGCTTTTGGCGGCGGAAATGGAGGAACATGGGATGGCGGACATGGTCGTCCGGGAGGTTCTGGAGGAGGCGGATGTCCCGGTTCTAACGGTGGCGGCTCTAACGGGCACACTGGACCAAATGATAGCAGAAACACTAATTTAGGTGGAATAGGAACAGCAGGACAAGGGTTTCCGGGAGGCAGTGGTCTGCGTTTCAATCGCCAAGGCGAAGATAGTCACAAAGCAGGCGGTGGCGGTGGTGCTGGTGGTCCTGGATTTAGTGCAGAAGACGATTGTCGCCAAGGGTTACTACAAGATGGTGGACCGGGCGTAGCTAATGATATTTTAGGATATACACTGTATTGGGGAGGCGGCGGCGGTGGCGCACAGCATCACGGTAACAGCACTGTTTCATCTTCTGGCGGAATTGGTGGAGGTGGCGGTAGTACCCAAACCCACGGCGGTCCTAGACATCCCGGCACACCGCATGGTAATGGACGAGGAGGCGGCATGGCCTTAAATACAGGCGGCGAAGGTTCGGGCCATTATACTGCAGGTAATGGAGGTACAAATACCGGCAGTGGTGGCGGAGGAGCATATGGTCTTGCCGGTGCAGGCGGCAGCGGTATAGTGATTGTTCGTTACTAACAGGAAAATAAAATGGCAACTTTAAAAAATACAACGATTAATACAACAACAGCTAATACTTTTCCTAATCAGACTTCTAGTACTTCTGGAGCGACCGGCAAATTAAGATATAATACAGCGAATTCACAAAATACTTTAGAATTTTTTGATGGCACTGCATGGAGACCTGTGACGGGCTACAGTCAAGGGTTGATCGGTTCAGGCGGAGACTCTGCCAGCTATGTTTTAGGAAATATCGTTCATTTATATACCACTGTAGGTACAAGTTCGTTTACTCCCGCACACACCGGAACAGTACAAGTGATTGTAGTGGCCGGCGGAGGAGGGTCCGGATATAATTGGGCCGGTGGCGGAGGTGGTGGCGGAGTATTAGTCAACAGAGCTTATCCAGTATCAGCCGGAAGTCCAATCACAGTAACAGTCGGTGGTGGCGGCACCGGTGGAACTTCTTTGCCTTATTACAGTGCAGGATATAATGGCGGCAATTCAGTGTTTGGAGCAATCACCGCACAGGGCGGTGGCGGTGGCGGATCTTGGATACACAGCAGTCCTGGATCTATGGATAATGGAACTTCGGGCGGTCGTAGCGGAGGTACTGGAGGAGGCGGATCCAATACCGGCGATGGAATCGATTCTAGGACTAGACAATACGGCGGTCGCGGCACAGAAGGTCAAGGATACCCAGGCGGATCAGGGGTGAGATTTAATGTCGACACAGAAAATACACACCAAGGCGGAGCAGGTGGTGGGGCCGCCGGGCCGGGCGGATCGGCACCAGACGGTCGTCAAAATTATCGAGGTAGTTTTAGAAGTAATGCCACTCAAGGTGGAGCCGGACGTGCGACCGATATAATAGGCGGTACTTTATATTTTGGCGGTGGGGGCGGTGGAGGCGGACATCTAGGCTGGAACCACGGTACCCAGGGAGGCATCGGCGGTGGCGGCGGCGGTAGCTTTCACCATAGCGGACCATATGGCGGTCCACAGAAACGTGGCATCGGTGGAGGGCAATCTCTAAATACAGGACAAGATGGTCAACCTACAGCAAGGGGAGGCCACGGGGGAACAAGTTCTGGTGGCGGTGGCGGTGGCGGGCAACATGGAGCGAACGGTGCCAGCGGAGTTGTTATAATCAAGTATTAAAATAACTATTCAATAAAAATTGATATAATGAAGGGGCTGTTTTTACAGCCTCTTTCCATTTTCTTTTTCTAAATTCTAATTTTCTAATCATGATATCGAACTCGTGTTTAAGATCTGTACCAACCGGAAATATATTGTTTAAGGTTACAATATCGTTGGCATTGTAATTCATTCCGGCTGCTAGGCAATTTATTCCATCATCGTCTTGGAAAAATTTGATAAAACTTTTATGATTTAATGTTTGATAATATAAACTCTGAGTCTGGAAATTACTAATCCGAGGAGATAATGCTACATACGATTTTTGTCCGATGTCTCTCCAATATTCAGAATCGATCCTGTGACTAAGTGCATAGTGCATAGATACGAATTGAACCCAATAATTAAATTCGTCCTCGCACTTAAGATTAAATTCATCTCGATCCCACTGGCTAACATGATCTCTTACTAAAATATTACATAGACTTCTAGCGAATTCATGAGTAGTCAATAAACCTGTGCTTTCAAGAGGTTCTATGAATGCGGCACTTAGACCTAATGCTACTACATTTTTTACAAATAATCTTTTGTGCTTTCCAACCCGCATCTCGATGTCACGAAATTCTGCTTCGTCGATACACAGATTTTTATCGACCAAATATTTTTTAAATTTGTTAAGAGCGCTTACTGGGTCGATATACTTATCACTGTAAACGTATCCTGTTCCTATCCGACTCCATAAAGGTATGTTCCAAACCCAACCTATATCTAACGCAGTGCAATCGGTAACTGAATTTAGTTGTTTTTCCTTATCGGTATACGGAATCCTGGTCGCCCACGCTCTGTTATTAGGCAGTATATGTTGATAATCATCGAAGGGTTCTTTTAAAGCACCACCTAACAACAGAGATTTAAATCCAGTGCAATCTACGTACAGATCTGCATTTATTGTTTGTCCTGATTCTAATAATAAACTAGAAATTCCATTCTGGTCTGTGTAAATTTCTTTTACTGTATCTCTAATTAATTTTACACCTTTTGGTATACAATGATAATCCCGCAACCAAGCTCCCATTTTAGCAGCATCGAAATGAAATGCAGTGTCGTTATAAAAATCAAAACCATCTAAATCCGGATTATTTGTGCAGATCTTGTTAGCATGCACTAAAGCCATTTGAGAATACATAGAGGTCACATAATCATCTGTAGGGGTTTCGGGATAGATCGCTTTCTTTATAAACCAGTCGTCTCTTCCATGGAGATTTTCTTTTAAATAAGGTCTTCCAAACGGGTAATACCAAGTTCCACCTTTTTCATTATAGAAATTATTAAATCTAATGGCCAATTTATAACTAGCATCGGTATGAGAAATAAAGTCAGAGTCTCGAATTCCTACCATTCGTAACCATCCCCTTATACCTCCCACAGTGCTTTCACCCACCCCTACAGTTGGAATATTTGGTGATTCTATTACATAAATTTCTTTGTTTTTTAATTGGGTTACCAGAGAAGCAGCAGTCATCCAACCTGCCGATCCTCCTCCTACAATAATTATTTTGTCAACTTTTATGGTCATAAGAGCAACTCAGTTTTAATTTTGAAAGTGCTTCATATCTTTCTTTCAATGGTCTAAATTTAGATTTATTTACTATTTCAGCACATTGCTGACTTTCATTCCAAGGTGTAGGTTGTTTAACTAATTTAATTTTATCATCACAAATAAATCTATAATAAGAAAGGGCATCGCCCTTCTTGATAACTATTTTTTCTTTTAGATTTTTTACTTCAAAAACAAGCTCAACTGGTCTTGTCCATTTGCTTATATCAAATTCGCCAGGTACTACCATAGTTTTATTAACGAAATCCGACCTATGAAAAAAAGCAGGAAACGATTGAAGTAGCACAGGGTAATTAGATTGGAACATTAACATCCAATCTATTCCTAGCATAGGATAAGGATTAATTCCTCTTTGATCATCAAATAAAAATCTTGTATCTATGATTTTTGAAAAAATGTTTTGAGAAATATTTTCGCAGACAATTTTTCCATTTCCGGATTTGTCATCTACATCGATCTCTAGTGTTAAATCAAAGGGTGCTTTGAAAACAAAAACATTTTTTATAAAATCAGTTGTAGCCGGACATTTTAAATATACTACGCCTTTTCTAGTTTTTACTATATCCTTTATTAAAGGACTTAATGGTTCATAATCTTGATCTAATAAAGGTTCGATTAGGCTGTCATGATCTATAGATCCAGCAGAGTTAGTTATAAAAGACCAATTTATTTCTATCATTTTTTATATGTTTCGTGTAGTCTGTCCACTTCTGTGCTATGATGTCTACTCCATATATGCCTATTTTTTTCATGTTCGATATAGCTTCTTATAAGAAATTCTCTGACATTTTCGTTGGGTAGATTTATTTTTCTTGGGGAGATAGGATACCCTAATTGTTGCAACAACAAAATCCAATTTCCGTTACCGAACATATAGTTCCATCTCGATGAATGCCTAAGGCTAGCATTTTCATCTAATAATAATTCGACATGATGATTCATTCTAGACGACGGAACAAATGTACGTCTTACATAATTCCAAAAATCACTGGTTCTTTCATTGTTCGCATAATGAGCCGAAACAAAATCAATGCAATCCTCGTAAGTCAACATCATATTATTATTATAAACTTTTATATCGAGATCTGTAATATACGACTCTTTGATAGAATTACTAAGCATGGCGATAGAGTATGTCATTAACCCTATCGAAGTACTTTCTAATGGTTCTATAAATCCTGAGCTTAGACCGATACTAACGATATTGCCGGCCCATTGATCCTCGACATAAAACGGATCCCAATTTATGTGTCTTACATTATCGACGGAAATTCTATGATCCCAATGATCAACGAAATAACGTTTGGCTTCATCGATATCTGTGATATTTCGATTAAATACCATTCCGGAACCGATTCTCGAATTAACACCTATTTTCCATATCCAGCCGTGATCAACTGCTTCGCATATCGCATACGGTTTAAATTCTTCTTTCCTATTTTTGTAAGGTATCGGACATACTACTGCTGTGTTTACAAACAATCGATCAGATAAATCTATCTTTTTAGATTCTTTTAAAAGACTTAAGAAACCAGTACAGTCTAAGAATAAGTCTGATTCGATAATCTGACCGTTCTTTAAAAATAACCTTTCGATGTTATTTTCTGTTTTGTCAATGTTTACTACATCAGAATAAATTAAATTTATTTTATTTTTAATTTTTTCTCTAATAAACTTTGTTAGCTTACCGCAATCTACATGATAGGCATATGATTCAATACTGTTCATGTCAACGGTATTGTGAATAACCGAACTATCGTGCATGCCTAAACAATATTTCTTAAAATCTAAATCTTGATTTAAAGACCATGCATCCCAAGTCATTATCTGATCATTTAAATTTCTATTTCCCTTCATAAACGGGTGCCATATATCATGGCCTTTTTTAGACCAGTTAGAGAACATTATTCCGGATTTATAACCGGCGTCGAGATCGATAAACCATTCACTAATGTCGAATCCGGATTCCTCTAAAAAGCCTCTAAAAGTAAGCAATGTAGCCTCTCCAACCCCAATTGGTGTAGGTACGTCTTTATCTATGAGATTTATCTTAAGCTCTTTATGATTGTATGAAAGAAATGCAGCAGCAAGCCATCCTGCTGTGCCGCCTCCTACTATGGTTAAAGATTTAATTTTCATATCTATACTTATTTTTTTTTAAATCGCTTATAAAATTTCATAAATAATTCGCCATGAAAGTAATAGATAACTTTTTAAACCAAAAGGACTTTTTAGAACTTCAACGCATAGTTATGTCTAAAGATTTTCCTTGGTTCTATATAGAACATGCTTCTTTAAACCCTGAAGATAATAATATTGAAGATACATTGGCTATAGAAACGCCCGGATTTAATCATATACTTTTCGATAGAGAATGGAATGTTAGAAGTTTTACATACGAAACTATGTCGGCATTTTTTAAAAAAATTGAAACGGAGTTTGGATTTTCGGAATCGGATATTCTTCGAGCTAGATTCAGTATGAAAGTACCAAAAATAGGGTTCAAAGATATCAATTACAATTTACCTCACATAGATTACTATTTTCCACATCACACTATGATATATTATATCAATGATTCCGATGGCGATACTAGAATTTTCGATCAGTACTACACCATGACCGGTATAAAAACAGGCATAGCTCAAAAAGATTTTACAATAGAAAATCAAGTAACTCCCAAGGCTAATAGATTAGTTTGGATCGACGGTTTGCAATATCATACAGCAAGTAATCCGATAGTTAATAATCGTAGAATTGTTTTTAATTTAAATTTGTTTCAGTCATGAAATTAGATCATATTTTTCCCATCCCTGTTTACACTACAACACTATCTGATGAATCATTTAACGATATAAAAAACAAAGTCGAAACATATATTCAAAAAACCGAGATCCCTGATTTGCCAATGGGAGAATTAAAAACCACATTTTATGACAATCAAAACTTTTTAGGATCTTTGAATGCAGATCTAGTATCTAAGGAAATATCTCAAAGAACACGAGAATTTTTTAATTTATTAGGTTACGACCCCAAATGTTTTATAGAAATTACTTCTTGGTTGCAATTGTATCCACCTAACTCTTTTTTTATCAAGCACGATCATTTTGGTGCAATATTAAGCGGAGTGTTTTACATAAAGGTACCTGAAAATAGCGGTAATCTCAGATTTTATAATCCTGTTAGTACACGAAGAGTAACGAATACATTTTTTCAAAGATTAAGAAAAACCAACAATGAATATAACTATCATTACGTCGAATATACACCTAAAGAGGGAGAAATGATAATGTTTGAACCATGGTTGGAGCATTCAGTAGAATTTAATCGTTCTAGCGAAGACAGGATCGCAATATCTTTTAATATATGGGCAGATGAGTATGAGCCAATTAGCAAAAATTGAACTATGGTTTCCGGTATCTATATATACTGTTGATAATTTACTTGATCATACCGAAAATCAAAATTTAAAAGAATATTGTTTAACTTTACAAAATAAAGTTCCTAACGGTGGTGATGATTGGTACGGAGGAACTTATAATACTCACGGAACTTTAGATCTCACAAGAGATCTAAAATTTAAACCGTTATTGAACATTATCGATATGCATGTTCACGAATATTCAAAAGCACACAATTCTACCGCACAGTATAAAATCAGAGGATCATGGCTTAATATTGCAGAAAAAAATCAATTTCAGGAATTTCATACACATAATGATAGTATCATAAGTGCAGTGTACTATATTTCTGCACCGCAGGGATCCGGTTCTATAGTATTTGAAGATCCTAAAGAACCAGACATGTATCCTTTAAAAAATATTAAGCCTAAGAATAATCTAAGTTTTACTAGGATCAAGTACGAAGCAGTTGAAGGTAAACTTTTAATTTTTCGATCTTATCTTAGACACATGGTAGAAGCAGGATCCAACGAGGATCCTAGAATTTCTGTAGCTATTAATTACAATTAGAGATTTCTTATTCGACCTATAAACTCTCTATGGTCGACAGATTGTTCAATTTTTTCTTGTGTCCTGGTAGTTCGTATAAAATCTTCGGCTCTCTTTTTATTGGCTTCATGTTGTACCGAATATTCTTCTCTAATGCTTTCTCGATTAAAAAATCTAAGCCCGTGAAGAATTTGCAAATAATGGGAGTCCCTAAACAAGACATAATCGGTATCGAGAGAAAAATCGTCGGCTATAGGCAAGTTATGCCTCCATCTAGGAATATTTTCTTCTAAAAATTCTGGCCATCTAATATTTTTAACTTCTTTCCAAAATTGATTATGATCTTTTTTGGTTATGTAATGTAAAAATACAAAATCTCTAATATTAGTTAATATATTTTCTACTGCTCTGTTATATTTTTCTATAGTTTTTTCATCGTAATTAGGAAGTCGGTGCATCAATAAAAATGCTTGCTGTATGCTCGTACCGATAGATGATGCTTCTAGAGGTTCTACAAAACTTGCAGCTAGACCTACTGCGCAACAATTTTTTATCCATACTTTGTCTAAGGCACCCGGATCGAAATTAATTTGTTTTCCTATTTCGATTTTTTTTCCTAATAAATTTTCTACTTCTTGTTGGGCTTGATCTGCTGTGATGTGATCGCTGTCAAAAATATAACCGTTGCCGCTACGATCCCACACAGGAATGTTAAACATCCAACCATAATCCATTGCTGTGGCTGTTGTATACATGTTTAAAATATCTGTAGAAGGCTGAGGAAATACTATTGCTGATTTCATTTTTAGGTATTTGTTATAAGATTGCCATTTTCCACCTAATTTAGAAATCAGCAATCTATTAAAACCTGTACTATCGATGAAAAAATCTGCATGATACTCTTTATCAATAGATTTAAGACACTTTATTTCGCCTTGCTCATTTAAAATAACATCTACAATTTCGTCATCAAAAATATCTATATTCTTCAGTTCACAAATTTTAGTTAAAAAATCATTTAATTTATGGGTATTGAAATGATATTGATTATATGGAGGTGCTTCTTTCGGATCTAAATGCAAAGAATAGACTTTGCTTTCCCAGGATAAACTGGGATTCATATACTTGTTTGACACTCCTTCTGCGATATGCTTTCCATAAATCATAGGATACTGTCCGTTTTTAATTTCGTTTTCCGGACCGATACTATGCATGTAGTCTAAATCACTCCAATTTTTAAACATTATACCACACTTAAACGTGGCATCGCAATATTTTATTACAGATGTAAATGGTACCCCGATATATTGCATAAATTCGTTCCAATGCTCAGTCGATCCTTCACCGACACCGATTATTCCGATTTTTTTAGATCTTACGATAGAAATTTCAGACCGAGGAAATCTTGTTTTTAAAATAAGTGCCGTTACAAACCCAGCTGTTCCGCTGCCTGCTACAATAATTTTATCCATTTTATTCATCGAATTAAATATACCTATGCAATTACAAGAAACAATACTATTTAAAACTTCTTGCATTACTACTTATATCGAATGGCCGCACCAAGACGATTTATTGAAAGAGGTTGAAAATATAAGAAACATATACTCTAATACAAGAGTACAAAAAAGTAATGTCGGTGGTTTTCAAACTGTAGACTTCAAAATCTACGATAATAGATTCGTAAGAATCTTATTTGAAAATTTTATCAAACCAGCAGCCAAAGAAGTTGGAAAATTATGGAATATACCTTGTAATATGAATAATGTGAGTTATTGGTATAACATTAATCCCAAAAACACTTTTAACAGAGAACATATTCACGCCGGTGCGTTTCTTTCCGGAGTTTTTTATCTTCAGGTACCGACAGATAGTGGTCGTATTGTATTTGTAAGATCAGTTAACGAATATGATAGAATGCATCATATCCAAAAAGAATTTGCAAATAATCATTTAAAAATCGATAATCCGGAAGTCAATACTGAACATTGGATATATCCCTTTCCTGGATTATTACTCTTGTTTCCCGGGCATTTATCGCATTATGTTGAGCAAAATAACACTCAAGAACATAAAGATGAACGAATATCTATATCATTTAATTTTTAATATTTGTTTGACCATTCGTGTTTTATATAATCAAATTTAGAAATAAAAAATAGTAGAGTCAATCTAGGATTATTTGATTTTAATTTATAATTATTTGGTCTATGAAACATTTTAGCATCATATGCCAATAATCGATTATACTTATTTCCAACTTTTACGGTTTCTGTAAACTGGTTCCAATTATTTTTTAGACTCAGTATGTACTGATTTGATACTTCTAAATTTAAATTAAATTCTTTTCTTGCTTTTTCATCTTCAGGATTCTCTTTTCCAATTTCATTAAAAAAAGATGTTCCTGTGCAAAAATCTTCTTCGTCCTTATTTAAATATACCAAACCGGCTAATAAAGAATCATCATTGTGAATCCATCCTTTGTTAAGAATTTCGTTTTCGTAAACTTCATTTTGATGAAAATATACAGAAATCGTAAAATTACTTATAGTAGGAAAAACATCAAAACTTAATCGTTCTGCAAAGTGCCTGGCGAATGTCCTTGTTTCAAAATCCTGACTTTCGAGTAAATTTCCAGTCCGCATGCCAGGGTATATCGTTCCTCTCTTATATGCCTGTGTTTTAGATAGATCCACGATTAGGTCAGGGTCGTTGAAATAGTTTTCTCTTACTATAACATAATTTTCAAATGAGTGATTCATATTTCGAAATCAAAATTAATTACTATCCTACTAGAATAGTTGACCGGATAATTTCCGGAGTGATATCTATGGCCATTAAAAAATATAGCGGAACCTTGCTTAGGAGTAAATCTGTATAGTTCTTTAAATTTATAATCCTCTAGAGGATTGTATTCTTGTGTTTCATCGTAAAATTTATCAAATAAAATCGTATCCCCGTCGCTGTCTTCAACATAGTATATTAAAGTATAATACGGATTGGACGAAGGATAATCAACATGTGGTGGTGCATACTTAGATAATGAATGATTGCTGCAAGGATGTGTGTATCGAATACGTATTCTTAACAAATTTTTTACCTTTATAGAAACTTTTTCTTCTAAAAATGTTAGGATAGGGTAAAAGAAATCAAAGAACGGAGAGAAATTTTTTCCGTCAAATACCATATGAAAAAACCCAACTTCGTCAGTAATGTTAGTATCTGTGTAGGGAACCGATTCACCTTTAGAAAAAAAATCAGGGTGCCCGATTTTATGCAGAGAAAACCATGGAAAATGATTAATGCCTTGTATTTTAGAAATTATATTTTCTTGATAGCTTTCGGGAATAACATTCGAAATTTCTAAAATTTCTTCCCCGACGTTTTTAATTAGATATGCCATTTACTCTTCTCAATTCTCTAAAATAATTTATAAATTCGTCATAGGTCATATTGTTTTTCATATCTTTATGCCATTTATATTGTAAGTCATGAAATGCCTCGACTGTTAAATTTTTAATTTGATTTGAGTGAACTTCAAAATTAAGTTCGTTGATTACTTTTTCTTTATCGAGTTTTTTAATTCCCGCTAATACATAGCTGTACAATGGCCAACCTGCAGATCCTGCATACGATGGAAAGTCATTCGCAGTCGGCAATCTAGACTTTGACATTGATAGAATATTCTTAACAAAATCAGTTTGAGTAACTCCTGTACCTATAAATCTCCAAAATTCACTATCGTCTCGATCTCCCATGTAATGTAAAACGATAAAATCTCTTGTGTCGTCGAAAATTTGAGCGGTTCGATTGTTGAATAAGTTTATAGATCCCTCGTTAACGGTATCCTCCAATGTATTCTTTAGAAACTCCATAACAAAACGATCAGCTTGAACTATCGTTGTATGAATAGATGTGGCTTCTAATGGTTCTAAAAATGCTGAACTTAAACCAATGGCTAAACAATTTTTTATCCAAGACTCTTCTTGCCTGCCCGTGTTAAATTTTATTACTTTGATAGGTTCTATCTCTCGCCCCAGTTTTTGTTCAATCTCTTTGTGAGCTTGATCAACTGTTGTAAATGCGTCTGAAAAAACATAGCCGCAACCAATTCGATCCATTAATGGTATTTGCCACATCCACCCAAATTTTTGAGCCCATGCAGTGGTATATGGTTTGGGCATTTCGTTTTCTTGATATTTCAGTTGAAAAGGTAGACCGGTATTAACAGGAAGATATTTTTGATAACTAACCCATTTTGCGCCCAGTTTATTAATTAATAGCTTTTTAAATCCTGTACAGTCTATAAAAAAATCGCCCTCAATAATTTCGCCTGATGACAGCACTAGCGCTTTGATAAAACCATTGGTCGAATTTAGTACAACATCAACTACTTCAGTATCAATGTGTTTAGCGTTATCATTTCGTAAACAAACCTTTTTGAAATACTGACCTACTAAATGTGCATCGACATGCATCGCATGCCTGTAAGAAGAAGTAAATCCACTTGCATCACCTAATGATACAAAATCTTTATTTTCTTTGTTAAAATTACTGTATCCGTGATATGTCCAATAACCGCAAAGAGAAACCTTTATTAGCTCTTTGTCTGTCAGCTTGTTTAACCCATAAGCAAATAAAACATCGGGTCTCTTATCACTGGTCCAGCTACCATCTATAGGGCCAATATAGTAATCATCGATGTTCTTGGTCCAACCCTTGTGTTGAATTCCATATTTCAATGTGGCGCCGGTTTCTGCGATAAATTCATTATGATCGCAGCCGTAATCATATCTAAAATTGTTTAAAACATCAGTCATTCTTCCAGTGGTGCTCTCTCCTACACCTATCACCCCAATTTTAGACGATTCGATTACGGTGATTTCGTGGTTAGGATGCCTTTTAGCAGCCATCAATGCAGTTGCCCAACCAGCGGTTCCGCCGCCCACTATTACAATTTTCATTATTATTTCCTATAAAATATTTTATAAAATTCTTCGCAAGTATAAAAATCTTGAGATTCGGCTTTCCACATGTCTTGCATTCTTATGTATTCTTCTCTAGCAGCATCTTTTAAATTAATGCCGGTTGGCATCGTCACTTCTAAAGAATCTCTAGCGACACTTTTAGGAATCAAATCTAAGCCAGTTAATATGTAAGAATACAAAGGCCATCCTACAGTACCATTCAAGATTTCAAAATCATACATAGTAGGAAATCTACAAGAAGACATTTCAATTAAATGTTTAACACGCTCCGGAATCACACATTCGTTTTTATAAAAATTCCAAAATACAGTATCTGATCTTTTTCCTAAATAATGAAGCACAATAAAATCTCGGAAAGCGTCGTAAAGATGATTGATTCTTTTATTGTAAAAATTTATAGATCCTTCATTTACTGTTTCTACTAAAGATATTTTAAGGTATTCAAAAATAAAAGTATAGGCTTGAATTATTATAGAATGAATAGCAGTTGCTTCTAATGGTTCTAAAAAACAAAAACTAAATCCTATAGCTAAACAATTTTTATTCCACGAATTTTTAAAACGCCCTGCTTCAAATTTCAATAACTTAATCGGATCTATTTTTTGATTCAATTTATCTTCTATTTCTTTTTGTGCTTGATCCGGACTCGAACATAAATCAAAAAATACATAACCGTTACCTTTTCTATCGGCCAATGGTGTGGTCCACATCCAGCCAGAATCTTGGGCCCATGCAGTTGTAAAGGGCTCGGGACATTCTTTGTCTTTATATTTTGTCTGGAAAGGCAATGCGCTGTTTAAAGGTAAGTTTTGCCTATAAGAATACCATGGAGTTTTAAACTTACTAATTAAAACTTTAGAAAAACCGCTACAGTCGATGAAAAAATCTCCTTCGATAATTCTATTATCCGAAAGAATTAAATTCTGTATAAAGCCTAAAGAATTAAATGTTACATCGGCTACTTTTCCGTCTACAACTTTTACGTTTTTATTCTTACAAGCAATCTTTTTTAAATAAGCACTTGTTTTATTTCCGTCGATGTGCATCGCATGTGATCTTATCGAGAATTGATTTTTGGTTTTACTATAATTAATTTTGTTATTTTCATAAAGATACCCCAAGCGACTTGCCGTTGGATATAAGGGTTTAAGATTATTAGTTACTAGGTGGGCTAAAAAAGCATCAGGGATTAAATTAGACGTATAGCTCCCATCAATAGGAGCGAAATAAGAATCATTATTACCTTTCCAATTCTTGTGTAAGATTCCGTATTTAATAGTGGCGCCGGTTTCTTTCATAAACTCGTCATGATCGCAGCCAAAGTCGTGCCAGAAATTGGAAATAAATTTTGTAAATTCGCCGGTGGTACTCTCTCCCACACCTATTATTCCTATCTCGCTCGATTCTATCACAGTGATATCAAGGTCAGGAAATCTTTTACATGCCATTAAAGCTGTGATCCATCCCGCGGTTCCGCCTCCTACGATAATTAGTTTCATAAATTCCTTCTATATATAAGTCACAACAAAAACTACTCTTCTCTGGCCGACTTTAGGAAATCGGTGAGCATGATATCTATAATTAAAAGATATTGCTGTATATTTTTTAGGCGTCAGATAAAATAGTGTTTGAAAGTCATCAGAGAATAATATAGTTTGCCCTTCGTCAAAGTCAGTAAGATACATTATAAAATTTTTATGAGACCATTCGTGATCTAGATGCGGTTCGGTATGCAAATGACCATTAAACCATGTTTGATTTAAATTTGCCCTAAAAATTTTAGTGTAATTGATATTATTTTCTACGGTCCAACGATGAAAAATTTCAAAAAAGAATTCGTAATGAGCACTAAATTCTTTTATTTTTCTCGAATGGTGATCGATTGGATTTTCTGATCGTATGAGTAAAGTATGACTAAAAAAAGGAGAGTTAACGTACTCAATATGCGGTCTTACGTCCGCTGGGATAAAATTTTTATTTTCATAAAAAGTTTGTTGACCCTGATAATACCAGGGAAATTGGTGAGATAGCACAAATTCTTCAATATGAGTCTTTTCTAATACAGTTAAACTAACTGTGGATTCAACCAAATCGGGAATGTAGCTTTTCATAATATCTATTCTATGCATACTTTATCAACTAAATATTTACTAAAATTCTAAAGTACTTTTTTAACTTATGAAACGGAGATCGCAATGGCTGAAATAGAAGATTTTAAAGATGAGGATTTTGGACAAAGTTCTGAATTTTTGCAGACAAAAATGGCTTCGCTAGAAATATCGTCTATAAACAAAAGTTCTCTATTCAACGAAGAACAATGTTTATCTATTTTGAAAGAATGTATAGAAGAACTTTGGTTACCGATAAAGGTCACCGGGGACGAAAATTTACATAAATGTTTGCGACAAAAATTAAGGGGGGATCTCGAAGGTTTTCCGTTTAACGACATTAGGCTTGCAACAAAAACAATCAACACCGAAGTGTATGACTTCAATTTGCTTGGAATAATTGATCAAGATTATCCGCAAATTTTTAAATACGAAGTTAATGATTACTACGAGTGGCATATGGATTTAAATCCTGCTGCACCGTCTAGAAAACTTTCTTACGTGATTAATCTTTCTAATCAAAACGAATACACCGGAGGAGAATTAGAATTTCTTAATTTAGACCCGGGGTCGGTTGATTTAAACGAGCCAGGAAGTATAATTGTTTTTCCTTCATTCATGACATACAGAATCAAACCTGTTTTAAGCGGAACAAAAAATATTGTAATCGGACATGTTCATGGAGCCGTTTTTAGATGATGTTTTTTAAAAAAAAGAAACCTTTTGTTAGATTTACCAATCTGATGCCCGGTGTCGAATCGGTTCACCCTATAATTCAAACTAAAGAATTACGAACAGATTGGATTCGCCAAGCAGCCTTAGATTATCGGGACGCAGTAAAAAATAACACTGAAGTAACAAAAAGTTTCAATACTGTAAGTAAATGTCCAGGAATTTTGGGTTTATTTAAAGTCGGGTTTATCGTCCCGGCACCGATCGATTTCGTGATTACCACTAGAAACGATAGCAACGAACGAGGTATATTTGAATGGGAATGTCCGGTTAATTATCAATTAGACAATCAGCCGTACATAGACGGACATTCGAAAGATCAACTTTATAATTTTATGCCATTCAGACAAGATACCTTGTCTACAGTAATTAAAGTTAATACTAGATGGAAGGTATCAATGTCTCCAGATATTGCATTACTCCAGATTCCTATACCGTATCCTGATCATAATATTTTTACAGCGGTGCACGGAATTTTAGACGGAGATTCGTCCATCGAAGTAAACGTACAACTCATGTGGCACAAAAAAAATGAAAAGGTTCTCATCAAAGCAGGAACACCACTGTGTCAGTACATTCCGATCCCTAAAAAATTAGATGTCGATCTTAGAATCGAGCAGGCCACCGATAAGGATAGATATATAACTTCTGCATGGCAGTACCTATGTAAAAAAAGTTATAACAGAGACGGAAAAACTTTTAAGGATCAAGCAAAAAAATTAATCAGAGATAATTTTGATAATTCTTAAAAATGACTTTCCTAATAGCGTAATCATCGATGCTGAGATCACCATCGTAATTTGACTTAAATATATTATGGTACTTGAATATTATTATTGGTTTTTTAAATCTGCTATACCAGATCACATCTGCGACAGTATTATAGAAGCAGGCATAGAATCAATGGTCGAGCAAGAAAAAAAATTCGGAGAAGAAATATCTCTAGGATCCGTGGGAGGATGGAAACAAAAAACCAAGGTTTCCGATATGCCTTCTAATTCTAAATCGCAACAGGCTTTAAAAAGACAGGGTGTGGATTTAGATAAAGTTTATGTCAGAGACTCTAAAGTTTCATGGCTTAATGACAGAAAGATTTATGAAATAATTTGGCCATTCATACACGAAGCAAATAAAAATGCAGGTTGGAATTTTGATTGGAATTTCACTGAAGATTTACAATTTACGAAATACGACAAAGGACAATTCTACGGTTGGCATGCAGACTCACAGAGCAAGCCCTATCGTCAGTTTAATCCCGAAGAAGATAAATTACATATTGATGAATTCGGAAATCCAGCACTTGATACTTTCGGAAATCAAATGCCAGAAGACATGACCGCAACGATTAATCCTAATATGATAGGGAAAATTAGAAAATTGAGTATGACATTGAGTTTGTCGGATCCTAAAACTTATAAAGGGGGTAACCTTAGATTCGATTTAGGGCCCCATAGAGGGGATAATAGATATCATACTTGTAAGGAAATTAGACCAAGAGGATCTATAGTAGTTTTTCCGTCTCATGTAATACATCAGGTAACTCCGGTTACGTCCGGGACGAGATATAGTTTAGTGGCTTGGAGCCTAGGACCACCATTTAAATGAATAATGTAGAATATTTTATTAATAACGGGTATGTACATGTACCGGAAATTATACCTAAATTCTTGTGTAAGATAATCACATCATATGCTTTGTTGAAAGAATCAACAGAATTTGATGCAAGTGATGATCAAGTAAAAGGTGCGCATTCTGTTTATGCAGATACATTAATGGAAACAATGTTGCACTTTTTACAGCCTTACATGGAAAAAAACACCGGTTTAGAATTATGTCCGACCTATTCCTATTACAGAGTATATAGACCTGGCATGACACTAGATAAACATAAAGATCGTGAAAGTTGCGAAATTAGCACCACGGTGTGTTTCGGATACAACTACTCAGATCTTCCAGATCTTAGATGGTCTATGTACGTCCAGGGTCGTAATCAAACGGAAATTAAAGTAATACAAAATATTGGAGATTTGCTCATATATAAAGGATGTGAAGTTGAGCATTGGAGAGACCCGTTTGTTGCTCCCGAAAAGAGCTATCAGATACAAGGATTTTTTCATTATATTAACAAAAATGGTCCTTTTTATCCCGATTTTGCTTTTGATAAGAGACCAAGTTTGGGTTGGAAAAAGAAAATTTAGGATAAATAACTTGTAGTTGAGTGGTTCAGAGGAGAAATAATGAGTAAAAAATTCACTATAAACGATGTTCAGAGTGTAACTAAAATTTGTCATGTTATGGGCGTTGAACAATTTTGGTGTCACATTCTGTTTAAGGGCTGTGTGAATCCTCATCCTTTCCACGCTCATCCTAGATCAGAAGACGAATTCGCTAGAGAAATGTATGAAAGAATTGCCAAAGGCGAGTTTGGAGAACCTAGACATGGAACTGGAGAGTGGTATATAACTCAGCCGGCCGAGCAATCCGATGTTGAAGCAAAAGTTATCGCCAAACGAAATCAATTATTATTAGAAAGTGATTGGACAGAATTCCCAACAAGAAGAGCTAAAATGACCGAAGAGGAAATTGCGGCATGGGACAAATACCGTCAAGATCTAAGAGATTTAACAGATCAACAAGCATTTCCTTGGGATCCAAGCTGGCCACAAAAGCCATAAAAAAAGCAGAGTTTACCTCTGCTTTTTTTCTATAAAATTAACTCATTATAACGTTCTTTCTAACTGCGGAGCCAATCCTTGACCAGCAGCTGGTGACGGGCCTAGTACAGTTAAATCTTGCTCGGTTTCATCTTCGTAGATAGCTCCTTCTGTAGTTAGTAACAGTCCTGCTACGCTTGCTGCATTTATAAGTGCAGTTTTCACCACCTTAGTTGGATCTATGATACCAATATCAAACATATTACCAAAAGTTGAGTTACTTGCATCGTACCCAAACTCGTCATGATTTTCGAGAACTTTGTTAATAACAACATCTGGACTATCGCCGGCATTTGAAGAGATTTGGCGCAAAGGTTCTTCTAACGATCGCAGAACAATTTTCACACCAGCATCTTGTTCTTCATTACCTGTAGTAAATGTTTTCATCTTCTGTTTGGCTCTAAGATACGCCACGCCGCCGCCAGGAACGATTCCAGTATCAATCGCAGCTTTAGTAGCGTGTATAGAATCATCTATTCTGTCTTTTTTCTCGCCGAGTTCTACCTTTGTAGCATACCCTACTTTGATGATTCCTACACCGCCTGATAGATTAGCAATGCGTTGTTTATGATCATCGTCAGTGAAATACCCGTCATGATCACCGGAATCTAGAAATTCTTGAATCTGTTTTATTCTATCGGATATTTTGTCTTTGTCTCCATGACCGCCTATTATTGTCGTAGTAAATTCAGTAATTTCTACTCTATTACAAGTTCCGCAATCGGATATTTCTGCGGTTTCTGGTCTCTTACCGGTAGCGTCTGAAATAACTTTCCCACCAGTAAGCACAGCTAGATCTTCACACAACCTACTTCGTTTATATCCCTTCCAATCCGGAGAGCGCACAGCACATGTTCGTATTGCTCCTTGGACATTGTTAATCACTAAAGTAGCTAGAACATCTGTTTCTATGGTTTCTGCCATTATTAAGAAAGGTCTTTTAGTTTCCACTAACTTTTCTAAGATAGGGAGAGCATCGTTCATATTTAAAATCGGTCGATCGCAGATTAATATCAACGGATTCTCTAAAATGCATTTATTTTTATCCGAGTTTATAAAGTGCGGAGATAAGAATCCTTGTTCATAAGAAAATCCGTTAACCATTTGTAATTCGTCTTTGAGAGTAGTTCCATTTTCTACAGTCACGACACCATTTTTACCCACCTTAACCAACGCCTCAGCAATTAAATTACCCATTTCTGTGTCGTTATTCGCTGAAATTGTGGCTACTTGAGATATAGTTTTTTGATCTTCACACTTTTTACTCATTTGATCTAAATGAGAAACTATTTCACTTACTGTTTTATCAATGCCTCTTTTTAAATTAATAGGACTAATACCGGCAGTGACATATTTCATACCTTCTCTAATCATAGCTTGCGCCAATACTGTTGCAGTAGTGGTACCGTCTCCGATATCGTTGGAAGTTTGATGTGCGGCTTGTTTGATCATTCTCACACCGCAATCTGCTAACTTGTCCTCTAAGAAAATTTCTTTAGCAACAGTTACGCCATCCTTGGTCACATGCGGAGCACCAAATACTCTTTGAATTACAATATTCCGGCCTTTCGGCCCTAATGTTGCTCTAACTGCATCTCCTAAAACGTTAACGCCGTGAATAATACGTTCTCTGGCGTCTTGTCCCATTACTACTACTCTAGGTATCATTTTTCCCATGTATGTCTCCGTTTATTTTACTATTCCAAGAACTTCTTTTTCTTCTAAAATTAGATACTCTTCATTATCTAGTTTTATAGGGTGTCCTGCGTATTTCGGATACAAAACTACATCCCCTTTTTTAACAGTCATCGGCAAAAGTGTTCCGTCATCTGTAAATTTGCCTTCACCGGTAGCTAGCACTTCTCCTCGTGTAGGCCTCTCCTTGGCGTCATCAGAAATCACCAAGCCTGTTTTTGTTTTAAGAGGTTCTTCTATTTTTTTGATTACTAAGTTATCTCTGATAGGGATAATTTCAGCCATGATTTTTCCTCATAAGTTTTTGTTCCTGATATTTAATTTTTTTGTCTAATTCTTTTCTAAGATTTTGAATTTTGTCTCTAAACTCTTGACCCAGAGATGGCAATTGACGGGTGAATATCATTTCGACATGCATATCATCCATTTTTTTTACCTGCAGCGAAAGTTCTTTGACTAAATTTTTGATTTCGGTTTTTTCAAGCCCGTCCGGCATCTGATCTATTACTGAGTTGTACCGAAGTACCTCGCTTTGAAATCTATCAGATTTACTAATTTGCTTTAACATTTTCTAATTCCAGTACTGTTTGGATTTTCGCTTTAATTATCTGATTATTTAATGTAGACTTCAACCCTACATGTAAATTTTTGGGCAGATTATCTAAATGGCACCAAGAATAGGATACATTTATCGGTGCTGTAAATTCGCATTCTATTAAACATATATAAGTTCCGTATTCGAACCCGTTGTCCTGAGACAGATAAAGTTCGATAGGAACAATTTTTCCCTGAGAATAAGAATCCAAAATCAATTCTGCATCTCTAAGTAGAGAATTTTCTCTCGCAAAAGTGGGGACGGTCCATTTTTCTGATTCTAATATCAGTAAAATACGCTGTGTTGATTTGCAAAGATAGAGTAATCCTGCACGTTTCTGCATCTGTTACTTATCAGGCGTTGAGATCCAGTCTCCAATAACCGACTGTGTATTCTCCTTCGAATGATTTCAACCACTGTTCACCGTCCCATTTATATTGTATGCCT